GTCACCCCTCGACCCCCACCTTCAATCACAAAATTGCCACAAAGATTCTGTAGCATATATGCACTATGAGAATCATTGCTACAACACTTCTATGTCTTTCTTTATTTGTTTCTGTTGGTTTGTACAGACTCAACCACCTCAATAGCATTCCTGTGCATGTTGATAACTACTCAACATATAATCTTGCTGAGATATATGTATTAGGCATTGTGATGTCTGTGTTTGGTTATCCGTTCTATCCAGAAGCATCTATTCATCATCTTTCTCTTTATTGGAAAGATAAGCCTGATATGTGCGGTAATTTTTTTATTACGTCAAAAGTAGTTCAACGTGCCATTAATAATTATAAGAAACCTACTATGCTTGCATGGAGTTCTAAGGACTACATGTTTGGCAATGATGAAGCTAGGGTAGCACTTGCTTTTAATGGCGCAGTGCTTATTAAGGACAAAGGTAAGGTTATTGTAAGGGTTCCTATAAGATACCCAAAAGATGTTATTGTTAAGCTGCTACCTTTTGTAGAAATTCAAGAGGGTTTGTTTTGGGTATTGCAACAAAAGGGTTGGTATCATGCTGGCACATTGGATTGGGTTTTGTGCGTTGAACAAGCATAACTTGTATTGCAATAATGCAAAAAATATTTTAGTAGAGATATATGCCCAAGTTAGATGAAATGTTACGTTCGTTTGGAGTTGGTGGCTCTGAGTATTACACGTTTTATTTGCGTGGTATTCTTAATGCCCTTACGCCAGAGTTTGCTGTAGCTGGCAAACGTGTGATTACAGAAGATGATGTATCGGGCGAATACTTAGAAACTCTGCGTATTATTGCTGACAGGTATGCAAAGAACCTTCCAGAAGGGCAGAGTGTACGCATTGGATATAAAGCTGTTAGAGATGTCTTTGGTGTAGCAGGCAACTACTATCAAGACTTTGATGCTGACACAATGGCTGACGTTATTAACAACACTCTTGGCAATTTTAGAATACGCAAACAAGATGGTCAGCTAATGGTAGACCATGACCCCTATGATTTCAAAGATCACTTAGCTATTCACTTTAGAGAAAATTTTGGCAGAGAGCCAGAACTCATGGATTATGTTAAGGATGCTAAAGATATTATAACTAATGAAAAACAGCCTATGAAAGGCAGACTCCATAACCTTGCACATTTAGTAGGTGGTGTGGTTATGGGAGAGAATGCTGATGGCAGCCCTAATGAAGATGCATTAAGAGTAGCTATAAAGATTCCACAGTCACCGCCTGTAATAGATGTTGACTACGATGATCCTATACCAGAAGAAGCTGAAGAATTAGTCCTTCGAGGGCCAATGACAAACAAAAGAAAGAATTTGTTTGATAGCTTTATGAATATGTTTAGTACAGAAGCACAAGCAGCAGAAGAACAAATGTCTATGCTTTTACCTCAGTCAAAGCCAGAGATGGGCGACAGAGGTGAGCCAGAAGTTAATATACCTGTACCAACCTCAAAGCCACAACAACCACAACAACAAACTTTCTTTTCTCAGATTAGAAACCGCGTAAGAGAATCAAGAGAAGTTATGTAATGGCAAAGACACCAGCATGGCAACGCAAAGAAGGCAAGAACCCCAAAGGTGGTCTCAACGCCAAAGGTCGCGCCTCCTACAAAGGAGGAACCCTCAAAGCACCAGTAAAGTCAGGAGACAACCCCAGAAGAGCCAGCTTCCTTCAAAGGATGGGAGCAGCTAAAGGGCCAGAGCGTGATAGCAAAGGCCGTCCTACAAGATTGCTTTTATCTTTACGAGCATGGGGTGCATCATCTAAATCTGATGCTATTCGTAAAGGCAGAGCAATATCTAAACGCAACAAAGCTAAGAAGAGGAAAGCATAATGCCTATGGGTAAAGGAACTTATGGAAAGACTAGAGGTCGTCCACCAAAGAAAACTTTAACTGCAAAACAGAAAACATTACCAACTGCTTTGCAGAAAAAAATTATGAAGAGCAAAAAGAAATGAAGTATCAAACTCCCTCTGGTGATATTTATGAAGGGCCTGTCATTACAATGCCTGATGGCAGATTGAAAACTGGTGAAACTCTAACTGCTGATAGCGTTAGGGTTTTTCCTATTGCAGAAGAAAACATAGAACGTGCTAGAAAAGATAATGGTGCGTTTGTTGGAGACAACCCTGATACACCTCAAGTAAACGAGGCGTACAAAGCAAAAAAGAAGAAAGCCAGTGGCAAAGCAAAAAAAGTCAAGAGTAAATGAAGCTGGAAACTACACCAAGCCTACTATGCGAAAGACATTGTTCAATCGCATAAAGGCTGGTGGTAAAGGTGGTGCGCCGGGCCAATGGTCGGCACGCAAGGCTCAAATGCTTGCAAAACAATATAAAGCTAAAGGTGGTGGATACCGATGAAGAAGCCACAAAGATCTTTATTAAATTGGGGTAAACAGAAGTGGCGTACTAAAAGTGGTAAGCCATCTACTCAAGGCCCGAAAGCTACTGGTGAAAGATATTTACCTTCAGCAGCAATAAAAGCAATGTCTGCTTCTCAGTATGCGGCAACCACACGCAAGAAACGTAAAGATAAAAAAGCTGGTAAACAGCATTCTAAACAGCCAAAGGCAGCAGCAGCTACCTCTAAGAAATACAGATGAACACAGCAAAGTGGATTGAAAAACAATTAGGTGAACCAGAAGGATATCCTGTTTGGCTTAAATTTGATGATTGTCATCTTATCTATAAACTTCTATTAAAAGAAAAAATACTTGGCAATGAAGATCAAGATGTCTCTGATTTGCTTAATCGTTTCAAAACACAATATAAATTTAGATAGGTAAGCAATGAGTTTTCTTCATACGCTTAAACAAAACGAAAGAGATATGCTTAGACAGGTCGTTAAGAAAGTACACCTGTGTTACCATCCAGAACAATTTTGTACAGATAGAGAAGCAGATAAAGTCATAACAACTCTTGGCCCAGAGGTTGTAGAGTTTATGATTAAGTTTGCAGTAGATAAAAAAATTGACCAAATTTAAGTACAAACCTGATGGCGATGTCTTAAAAGACTTTATGAAGTCTGATGTGTTCTTTCGTGGCCTTCGAGGGCCAGTAGGCTCTGGTAAATCTGTTGGTTGTTGCGTTGAGATATTTCGCAGAGCGTTACAACAAGAAAAAGATGACAGTGGCAAACGCAGAAGCCGATGGGCAATCATTCGTAATACCAACCCACAACTTAAAACTACAACAATTAAAACATGGCTTGATTGGTTTCCAGAAGAAGATTGGGGTAAGTTTTCTTGGGTAGTTCCTTATACCCACCACATACAAGTAAATGATTTAGACCTTGAAGTTTTGTTCTTAGCCCTTGATAGGCCAGAAGATGTTAAGAAACTTTTGTCTTTAGAACTTACTGGCATTTGGGTTAATGAGGCTAGAGAGATACCAAAGTCTATTATTGATGCATGTACTATGCGTGTAGGAAGATACCCTTCTATGAAAGATGGCGGCTGTACTTGGACAGGTGTTATCTGTGATACCAACGCACCAGAAGAAGATCATTGGTGGCCTATCATGTCAGGCGAAGTACCAGTACCAGATCATATTGGCAGAGAAGAAGCGAAGATGCTTATCAAGCCTGATAACTGGCAGTTCTTTACACAACCCTCTGGAATGATTGAAGAAAAAGATGAAGAAGGTGAAATAAAGAAATACGTTGTTAATAAACAAGCAGAGAACATGGCAAACATGCGTAAGGATTATTATCCAAACATTGTTCAAGGAAAAACAAAGAGTTGGATAGATGTTTATGTAATGAACAGGTTAGGCAGCATCAAAGATGGAAAGCCTGTCTATGGTATGTTTGCACCTGATATTCATATAGCTAAAGAAGAAATACCTGTGGCAGCAGGTGTGCCTGTATATATCGGAGTTGATTTTGGTCTTACACCTGCGGCAACTGTAGGGCAAAAGGTAAGAGGTAGATGGTTAGTGCTACAAGAAATAGTAGCATTTGATATGGGTATTGTAAGGTTTACAGAGCTATTAAGATCAGAGATTGCTACTAGATATGCTGGTAGTGAGGTTATTATTTTTGGTGATCCAGCAGGTGACTTTCGCGCACAAACAGATGAATCTACACCATTTCAAATACTTAGAGGTGGTGGACTGTATGCTAGACCAGCACCATCAAATGATGTTGCATTAAGATTAGAATCTGTATCTGCTCCTTTAGGTAGGATGATTGAAGGGCTATCTGGTTTTCTTATTGACCCTAGATGCCGTACTTTGATAAAAGGTTTTGAAGGTGGATACCAATATAAACGTATGCAAGTATCTGGTGAACGATATGCAGACAAACCTGATAAGAATCATTTTTCTCATGTGCATGATGCATTGCAGTATATGATGCTTGGATCAGGTGAAGGTAGATCATTAATGGCTAATCTTTCTATGCAAACCAAACCATTTACAGCTACAAGAGAGTTTGATGTCTTTAGTAGAAAGCCCAAACAAAGACGACAAGGTTTATGGGCAAGGTTATAATTGTGCGTTGCCTTGCATATATGCAACGTGTAATCGTGTGATCAGAAATAAATAGGAGATTGATCTATGTGTTTAGGTGGTGGTGGCGGCCCTCCGGCTGTTTCAGAGGACGAAAAGCAAGCTAAAGCAAATCAAGAAGCAGAAGAGGCTCGTAAAAAAGCCAAAGCTAAAGAAGAGCAACTTGAGAAAACAGCTAAAGCTAAAACTCTTGGCGGCGGTGCAAGTCGAAGATCATTACTTACAGGTAGTAAGGGTGGTCTAGGATTTTATGACGAAACATTATAATGCACGAAAAAACAGCACAGATGATGTTGGAGCGTTATAAACGAGCGCAATCACATCGACTAAATTTTGAATCGCTTTTTGAAGAGTGTTATGAATATGCCTTACCTATGAGGCAATCATTCTACTATGAAGCTGCTGGTCAAAGAAGAGATGATAAAATCTTTGACGAAACTGCTGTTGTTGGAACTCAAGAGTTTGCATCTCGTTTGCAATCAGGATTAGTGCCAAACTTTGCACGTTGGGCTGACTTCATTGCTGGTTCTGAAATACCACCAGAACAACAAGATGAGGTTAATAATCAATTAGATGAGGTAACAGATTATGTTTTCGAGGTTATCCAAAACTCTAACTTTGGGCAAGAAGTCCATGAGTCGTTTATGGATTTGGCTGTTGGAACTGGTATTCTGCTTGTTGAAGAGGGGAATGCAATTAATCCTGTCCGTTTTAATGCCATTCCTTTGCCTAGTGTCTACCTTGATACTGGCCCCGATGATCAAATTGATCACGTTTATAGGTCAAGAGAAATCAAAAACTCATCAATTCCTATTGCGTATCCAAAAGCTGTTTTGCCCGAAAGCACCCAAAGGTCAGTCGAAACGCAGCCAGAAAGTAAAACGAAAATCCTCGAAGTAGTTTGTCGTAATTATGAAAATCTAAATGAAGAGTCATATGATTATTTTGTAATTAACGAGAGTGCAGAAGAAACAATCTACTATGAAAAGTTTAACGGCACAGGATCAAACCCATTTGTATGTTTTCGTTGGTCTAAAGCTAGTGGTGAAATCTATGGACGAGGGCCGTTAGTCAATGCTTTATCAGCAATTAAAACTACTAACCTTACCATTGAACTTGTTTTGGAAAATGCACAGATGGCTATCTCTGGCGTTTATCAAATGGACGATGATGGTATTATTAATACTGACACTATCAATCTTGTTCCCGGCACTATTATTCCTAAAGCTATGGGTTCTGCTGGA